CTGAAACTCGACACCGCACTCCAGATGGCCAGCCCAAAAGGCATCGCCAAGCTGGATTTTCAAGTCGCTTAGCAACCGCGCCTGGGTGCGCGCGGAAGCTAACCCACAAGATAGGCACCCAACCCTGTCTACTAGAAGACGTAGCCCTGGAGAAACGCCCTTTCGTCTACTCCGGCCGCTTCACCTGCACAAAGGGACAACAATTTTGGAAAGATGGTGAAATCATCTTCCCAGAAGGAACCCCCGCGAAACACCGCGATCTCGCGGCGCCAGACGGCGTCTACCGGACCGTGGTGGGACCCAGCGTGCCACACAACGGAGTCACTTACTGTAAGTGTAATCCATGCGTCCGTCTCGCCTTGAGACGTCTGACCTGCGTGAGAAAACCCGCGACCCCTGACCAACACAACGACCTACCCGGAGCCGCCGCGCTACGGGTAGAAGAAACCTACAAGAACGCGCAGCGTAATTTCATTTCGAGACCGGACGTGAAGAAGATTCTAGATGACTGGCTGGGAACAGCTGGTTTCGAAGAGTATGAAGACATTCCGGAGTCGATCCGAAAATACGCACACCGGCCGCACCCCAAACGCGACCTGCGCATCCACACACGGGACGAACTTAACGCATCGGGAGACATGCAGTCGCGACTCTTCGTGAGAGGCGTGCTGTACAAGATGAAGATGGAAGAAATTGGAAAAATCGGAAAGTTCCCGCGGATGATCGGTGACCTAGGAGTCGCCGCATCGCTCCAGGGGTTCTACATCACTGAGCTGCTGAAATATGCCATGCGCGATAATCCGATTTTCCTAAACGACATGGAATGTCAGGTGGTCATTGACCCTAAACCTGGAACATTGATTGACGTTTTTACCAAACTTATCAACCCCCCGAAACGCGGTTTTTTCGCTCTATACTCGGACGACGCCTGCCTCTCCATCCGCATCGACGGAGAAGTCAGGATGTTCAACCTCGATATTGCTTCCTGCGACACCTCGCACACCGGAAAGCTTTTCGAGCGGTTGGTCGAAACCACCCCAGCACGAGTCAGGGATGACATGAACAAGCTGAAAGAGCAATGTCAACTCCCCATAAGAGTCGTCGACGTTAACGACCCAAGAAACGTCGTGGTGTTGAAACCAAATGAACCGACCCTGTACTCAGGTTCAACTCTGACTACAGTGATCAACTGTCTTGCTAACGTGCTCATCTTCCTGTCCATCGCTACAAGCGATATCAGGGCACCGAGCGACATTAACGACGCTGCCGAGCGCGCCGGATACATCGTCACCGGTACGAAACCCGAAGATGAGTGCAAGACATACCATCAAATCCAATTCCTGAAGCACAGCCCCGTCTACGACACGAAGGGGAAGCTGAGACCTATGAAAAACCTTGGTGTACTCCTAAGGTCCATGGGCAGCGCTATGAGGGACTTACCCGGGACCGGACCGCTCAACCCCAGAGCCTCCGCGTTCATGAAAGGCTTCCTACACGGAACGTACCCGTACGCACACATCAAGTTCGTAGACACAATCAAGACGCACTTTCAAGACGCAACCGTGGATCAGAAGATGCACGCATATGTTAAGAAACACGTGAGTCACGAGGTGTACGATGAATATGAAGAGTGGTCGGTCGACGACGCCGAATACGGACAGCGCTACGGTTTGACCAAACAGGAAACAGACGAGATGAACGAACTCGCCACATACGCAAAACTTGAGACCACGATCGAGTGTGAAGCCATTAACAAGGTTCTAAAACTCGACTACGGACTCGCAATCTTCATCCGATGAAGGATAGTTTCTACGTAAGAAAGAAACCCCTCGAAATGCAAG